TTAGAAGTTGCTGCTAGTTCTGGTTCATCAACCTGTCATGCATCCTTAGATTGGGAGGAGATTACGAGATAATGAACTTTACAGAATTTATAAGTGAACAAAAAAACACACATATGACCCACATTGAGGATAAAGTTCTCTATGGTGGTGTCAATGGGACAAGGGATGCTATAATGGCTCTACGTTCCCTCAGAGATGCTTTAGGAGGAGTACATGATGGAAATGTTAGTGTTAAGTGGGACGGAGCTCCTGCTGTGTTTGCTGGGACTGATCCTAGTGATGGGAGATTCTTCGTGGCGAAAAAAGGGATCTTTAACAAATCTCCCAAAGTATACAAGAGTGATGCTGATATTGACGCTGATACTAGCGGTGATCTTAATACAAAACTTAAGCTCGCTCTTAAATATTTACCGGAACTTGGCATAAAAGGAGTAATTCAAGGTGATTTCCTGTTTGGTCCAGGTGACGTTAAAAAAACTAAAATCAAAGGGAAGGAATATCTTACATTCCATCCCAATACAATTGTATATGCAATACCGGCTGGCACGGAAATGGCCAAGCAAGTACAATCGTACAAAATCGGTATTGTCTGGCACACGTCATATCAAGGCTCGACATTTGAATCTATGAAACAAAACTTTGGTGTCGACATTACCAAGTTTAAAAAATCCAAAAATGTTTGGTCACAGGATGCAATGTTGCGGGATATGACACAATATAGTATGTCAAAAAGAGATACCGAAGAAGTGAATAAATTACTTAGCCAAGCCGGTGTTATTTTCAATCAAATCAGTGGATCAACTCTCCGTGAATTGGAAAGGAATAAAACTCTTGCTCAAACTATTGAAACTTATAATAATACCTTTGTACGTAAAGGTGAAGTTGTTAAAGATACGCGTCGTCACGTGGCTGGTCTCATCCGTTATATTCGGCAGAAATACCAAAAAGAAATAGCAAAGAGATCTACCGAAAAAGGTAAAGCTGCACAACAGAAAAAGATGGATGAATTTTTACAATTCTTTTCAGCTGAAAATAAAATCTCTTTACAAAAAATATTTGATTTACAAAAATACATTATATTGGCAAAACTAAAACTTATAAATATACTTAACAAATTAAATAAGGTACAAACGTTTTTAAAGACAAGAAAAGGATATCGTACAACAGGCCAGGAAGGCTATGTGGCAATCGATAAACTTGGTGGTGATGCAGTGAAAATTGTGGACCGGATGGAATTCTCATTCGCAAACTTTTCACCGACTATATTAAAGGGATGGGATAAACCAGGGAGAAATTAATGGCGGTAATGCGCTTTAAGGATGTTTTTAAGGAAGGACATCCGCTTCAACAAAAATTATCTTTTAACGATTTACATCAAACCGAATATAGACCTGGTGAAGATGAACTCACCAATTACCGTGCTTATCGCCGTAAAAAATTTGGCGTAGGTACTGGTGAAGGTGGTCCAATTGGTGAATCAGTAGAAGAAGCTCTTGACATTCGTCAAAGACTTGCTAAATCCAGACTCTTTAGAAGATATAAATCCAAAATTAAATTAGGCCGTGAACGTGCAAAGCGTCGTATGGCAAGACCTGAAGTTCTTAAACGCCGAGCCGAAAAGCAGGCAAGAACAATGATATTAAAGAAAATCACCAAAGACGTTCCAAAAAACGAACTTTCATTTGCTCGTAGACAAGAGATTGAAAAGCGTTTGGAAAAACCACAAATGAAAAAACGTATTAAAATGATTGCGAAAAAACTTTATAAGGATGTTCGGAAAAAGGAAGTGGCGCGTAAAAAAGGATGATTAACTCTTTTAGTAAATTTCTGGTTGAAGAAGAAAAGGTTGTTTATTTTACATTTGGTAGAATGAACCCACCAACTATTGGGCATGAGAAATTATTGGAAAAGCTAGCACAAAAGGCTGGTAAAAATCCATACAGAGTTTACTTGTCTCAAACACAGGATAATAAAAAGAATCCATTATCATATATGGATAAGGTAAAATTTGCTAGGAAAATGTTTCCTCGTTATGCCAGATCTATTATGTTAAATAAAAAGGTAAAGAATGTATTTGATGTTCTTACTGCTTTATATAATGAAGGCTATGCAAATATTGTAATGGTAGTTGGTTCTGATAGAGTAAATGAATTTGATATTACTATTAAAAGATATAATGGTAAAAAGGCTAAACATGGATTCTATAATTTTAAAAAAATTAATGTCATCAGTGCAGGCCAGAGAGATCCGGATGCAGAGGGCGCAGAAGGGGCCAGCGCTACAAAGCAACGCGAGGCAGCAAAGGAAAATGATTTCACGAGTTTCTCGCAGGGGTTACCGAAAAAAGTTAGCAATGCAGATGCAAAAAGAATCTTTAATGCTGTCAGAAAAGGTCTTGGATTAAAAGAAGAAACAAATTTTAAAAATAAAATCCAATTGGAACCTGTATCTGATTTAAGAGAATCATATGTAGATGGTAGATTATTTAGAGTTGGTGATCAAGTTGTGATGAAGGAAACAGGTGAGCTTGGTAAAGTAACCAGACTTGGATCTAATTATGTTATTGTTGAAGGTTCCGGTAACCAATATCGTAAATGGTTGGATGCAGTAGAAAAAGTTGATCAAAAAACACCAGAATATGAAATGGCCAGTTTTTCACAATCAATTGGTGAATCATATGAAGAAATTATTAAGGATGGTCCAATATTTAATGAAGCAGATTTTTCCACCGAAAAACAATATGATGATGAGATGACAGTCACTATACAGGATTTGCAAGAGGGAACAATGCAAAGATTTAAAAATTTTGAGTCAAAGGATACTCATAAAACAAAAGATGGTCGTACCGCTAAAAAAGGTTTATGGTATAATATTAACCAGAAAAGAAAACGTGGTGAAAAACCAGCCAAACCAGGCGATAAGGATTATCCAAAAACTCTTGATATTGAAGCTGTTGATCAAACAGACGTTGCAAAGAAAAGAATTGATAGAGAAAAAATGACTGATAAAATGCGGCATGATAGAATGATGGATCGAGCCCGTATGCGCGATACGGTTAAAAAGAACAAGGAAACAAAGTAATGCCATTAAAAGTATCAGACGGAATGGGAGCATGGGTTGATGATTTCAAGAAATCTGATGCTCCACAATTTAAAGGTAAATCAGATAAGGAACGCCGTGATATGGCCATTGCAGCATATTTGTCTGCAAAGCGTGGTGATAAAAACGAAGATACATCTGATGCAGTAAAGGCATTTCTTGCCAAAGGTGGTAAGATTAAGAAACTTCCACCAGCCAAGGCACAAGGCTATCATGGCAAGGATGATCCAGGTAAAGATATGCATGGTATGCTTGACAAACCTGACACCAAAAAGATTGGCACTCGTAAAAAAGCTAAATCAATGGAAGGTGTTGAGGAAAACTATCAGGTTCAAAAATATACCAAAGGTAAAAAGGATGGTCCTGCCAAATCATTTGGTGGTGATTTGAAAAAAGCTACTGCGCACGCAAGTAAAATGGGTGGAGATCATAGAGTACATAAAGAAGGATATGGTGGTACAAGCTTTAGCATGAAGGCTATGTCAAAAATGAAGCCACAGGAAAAAGAAAAGCCACCATTTGATAATCCTAAACCTATGCAAAAAGATACCAAAGACAAATTTGGTAATCCTATTAAGAATCGTGCAAAGCACCTTGCTCGTAAAGCAGCAAGAGATCTTTTTAATAAGGCAAAGTAATGAAAAAATTTAAATCCTTTTATGAAGACATGACATTTAAAGTAGAAGTCGAAGGACTTCCTGCTCTCTTTATGGCTGGTAACTCACCAGGCCAGGTAAAAAGCCATCTTCGTAAATTGATTAAACAACCTTCTATGATTAAATCTGTTGAACGTCAAACTAAATATGATGTCAAGAAGATGTATCGTGCAAAGGCTCAAGGTAAAGAAGTTGCCGAAGCTACACTTGACGAGCTCTCACCCGCTACAGTACAATCATATAAGAAAGCAGCATCAAAGAGTAACTATAATGCGGCACAAAAATATGCTCGTGTTGCTGCATCTCCAACTTCTAGAAAATATAAGAACAAAGAGATGGATAAGCAAGATGATATTATGCGTAAGCGTAAGGCGGGTCTTGCAATGGCTGATAAAAAAGAATCAAATGAAATAGATGAGAGAACACCAGTTCGTCCTACAGTTCAAGATAAGAAGTTAAAAAATTTACGCGTTCCAAATCCAAAATATAAAGGGTTTATTAATCGTAAGAAAGAAAATGAAAGATCAATGGATAAGTTTAGAGAAGGTTCATGCGGTGATGTAGATTATGGATCTGATAAGTCTATTAAGATTATGAAAAAGAAAACACCGGGCGAAACAAATGAAAAACTTACCATCGGAAAAATTCGGAGGGCAGCGTATAAAACCGCAAAAGTGCTGGGTGATGTACAAGCAGTAAAAAAAGGTAAAGTTGCAAGACGTGTTAAAAATCGTGTTGTAGGTAAAATGCTCGGTAAGGCTGTAAGCAAGTTAGGATTGTTCAAGTAATGGAAAAGTTTAAAGCATTCTGTGAAAAGAAATTAACGGGCAAAGACTCGAAGGGCCATTTTCGTGCTACCGAAAAAGGTGCTGGTATGACACAAAAAGGTGTTGATGCCTATAATAGAAAAACTGGTGGCAATCTACAAACAGCAGTAACTGGTAAAGTAAAACCTGGAAGTAAAGCAGCTGGTAGAAGAAAATCATATTGTGCACGTAGCGCAGGTCAAATGAAGCAATTTCCTAAAGCGGCCAAGGATCCAAATAGCAGATTACGTCAAGCACGTAGAAGATGGAAGTGTTAATTGATGATTATACCTGATATTGAAAATATCACTAAAGGTATTGGTGTAGTCACTGCCAGTCTTGCATTGATTGGTGGGGGGTATACTTTATGGGATAAAATTGAAAGTAAGGATATTCTTACTTGGGCGCCAGAATATTTCACAATTTCAGATGGCCCAAAAGATGGTTCTTTTGATGTTATCGTTGCAAGAGAAAAACACAGAGATGACTGTAAAGTTACTGGATTTAGACTTGAAGTCAAAGACAGTAAATATATGGTTCACACTGCAACCCCTAGTATTGCAAAGTTCTCAGGCCCCGCTAGTGACAAGATAGATAAGTTTGGTTTTTCGTTTAGTATAAATGAAGAACACATCGACATGATACCAAAGGGTGAAGCAACTCTACTTGCACATATTGACTATGAATGTCCGGAAGGCAAGGTTATTGTTAACTATCCAGACCATAACAACTTAAGATTTAACATTACGGATTAAAAGATGTCAGATTCAACCGATCAAAGACTTGAACGTATCGAAGAAAAACTAGATCAGTTAACTGACGCGATGATTTCGCTTGCTCGTGCTGAGGAGAAACTTGCACAGATGGCAAAGAACCAAGATAATAACCATCAGAGAGTCAATAGACTTTCTGAAAAATTAGATGAAATTGAAAAGAAGGTTGATGAAAATCACCGTACAGTATGTCTTATAAATAAATTAGTATATGCTGCTCTGATCGCAGCCGTCGGAGCGTACGTGGCTCAAATCATATAGGAGAATAAAATGGATTTTAATCCTTTCAGAAGTGGTAGGGCCACACAGCAAACGGTCCAAGAAAAAAAATCACTAGATCCAGTAAATAAAGCCGAACTTAAAGGTAAGCACAAGGATCGTAAAGACAAAGATATTGATAATGATGGCGACGTAGATAGCAGTGATAAGTATTTGCACAAACGTCGTAAAGCTATCTCAAAAGCAATGGGTGAAACCAAGGAAGGTTACTATAAGGACCTTGAGATTAAAAAGCAGGATAAAGAGATGGGTGCCAAACCTGTTCCTGGTAAAAAGAAAAAAGAAGCCAAAGGTGGTGGAAAAGAAGGTGATGTTGAAATGAATCCAAAAATGGATACTGGTGGCAAATCAGAACAAAAAGAATCACGTATTCGTAGTGCTCTAAAATCTGTATTGGTTGAAAAAGAGAATCATTCACCAAATCAGGATAAAGCAGAAAAGATTAAGGATGCACGTAAAGGTAAAGGTGCTGAGGATATGATGGCTGCAGCAGATGCAGAAATTGCAAAAGGTCCAGATGCACATTTAAATGAGCCTGAAATTGATAAAAAGAACTTTGAAAAAATGACATCAAATGTTCCTTCTGCAAAGCCTCGTAAAGGTGATAATAAAACCGGTGATAAAAAAATTGTCGGACCTGGAACACCTATGAAGGATCCTGCTGCAATGAAGGCAGAAGGTAAGGGTGATGTCACACCATTTAAAGTTGAATCATATGATAAATTTACACCATTGAAAAATGCATATGCTTCAATGTATGAAAAGAAAACAGTTGAAGATCATGAAGAAATTTCTGAGTTGAGTAAAGATCTTCTTCATAAAGCTTCTGATAAAGCTGCTGCACAAGCCGGCGCTGCTGGTCGTAAAGGTGATGAAGTAAAGGCAAGTCAAAAAACTGATCAATCCAGAAGACTTGCAAAAGGTGCAACAAAAGCTGGTGACCGTGATGCAGAAAAAGATTATCAAGCGAGTAAAGGAAACTAATATGGCTATTAGAGGACCTAAAGGTGCACATCCAACTTTAAGAGGTTGGGTTAACCCACGCACTGGTGAATTGTTAAAATCTCAGAGAATTAATCAAACTCAAATTGATGAATTCTTTGGAATTAAGGAAGAAGTTAAACCTAAAGCAACCGCTCAGGTTCTAACCGAAGCTCCACGTAATAATGAATCATTAGATGACATGTCTAAAGTTGAACTTGAAGCTCTTGGCCGCCAACACGGCATTGAATTAGATCGTCGTAAAAGACATGATGATTTAGTTGAAGAGCTTGAAGAACATCTTGACAAAGACTAATATACATAATCTTTGTAATGGAAAACCTTACTGATGATACGCTATTTTTATATGCGGCAAAACATTATTATAAACCTCAATTCTCTGATGTTGAAGAATTTTTTGAGGATCTCAAACGATTCAAATATATTAAGAGGTTAGTGAATAGATATTTAGATACCGGTGAGTTTCCTCACCGGCTTCTATTAAATCATATTATAGTAATATTTAATGTATTTGGAATTGAACCAGCATTGAATATTTTAGAATTAAGGTTGGATGAAAAACACTGGCCAGTAATTAAACCTATTTTATTATATTTGAGCTACATTCGTAATGATCAATATACTGGTATACCAATGGATCAAAATGTAGTAGATTTTTTGAGGAACATTTAATGGGCATTCTAAAAAGAGCAGCCGATTTAACATACACATTTCGATTCATTCGCATGTTAGTACTCGATTGGAAGGAATGGGATGCTTTTAAACTTGGCATCATTAATGAAGAAGGTAAAAGAGACAGAAACGTCAAACTTGACACTGACGAAAAAAAGTCGGCATACACGCCTTTTATTAGATTATGTGCAAATGTTAAGCGCTTGGTTGCGAATATCCCTGGTGGCTCTAGCAAGCTTGGCTCTTTTGCATCTGCTCTATATCTCATTAAAGAACATTATGGGTTAAAGGATAAGGACATTAAAGCAATTAACGAGAAACTTGGTATTGATAGTCTTGATATTGTATTGGAAAGTAATAGCTGGTTTCTTTTAGATGATGGTACAATTGGACCTGGTGTTTATAGAATTAAGGAACATAAGTTATTAGCAAAAACCTGTGATGAAATGGTTTGGGCAAAAGATCAAATTCGAATTCAAGAGAATTGTTCTCCTATTGGTGATGTGTTTGGAATTCCTATTTACGAGGCAACACATATGAAGACAAATCAAAAGATCTTCATTACAGTCAACGAGATTTATAGATGAGTAGAGTAAGAACACTAGCATCACTTTTAGGTAGATCAACTGTTGCCAGTACAGGTGCTGGTGGTGCTACTTCTTATGACTCTGCAGGTGTTTTACCTACCTCTGGGAATACTGCAGGTGATTTAGCTTTTACTACAGATAAAAAAGGCATGTACAACTGGAATGGTACTGCTTGGAATAGA